GGTTCTCCATCATTGATTGGAATATCATGAATTTAATGAATGAATCCAATACCATCATACATACATGTTCCTGTCATCTGAAACCAACTTCTAAAAAAAATATAGGGAGTCCGAGCCCTTGTAAATCGAAAGCCAAGTATACCAAAAATGGGAAATATTATTGTGACAAACATGCAAAAACATGTGAATTTTTACCTTATTCTAAAGAATGTTCTCAACCTTCTTTAAAAAAAATGAAAATAGAAGCCCTCATTCAAAAATACAAGGAATGTTTTCCACTTTTATCCATGACTAATATTATTAAAACTAAAATATCCCTATTGAGAACCTTTGAAGAAAAGATGCTTGAACTTATACCGAAAACCAAAGAAAAATCTGCTGGAGAAACGGATTTGATTACTATTGGAAAGAATATGATGGTTCTCTTAGATACCATTCCCAACCTAAACGCAATTACTCATGTCATCATTGAGAACCAAATATCTCCTTTAGCTAATCGTATGAAAACCATACAAGGTATGTTGGCTCAATATTTCATTATCAAGGGTTCTCCGACACTTCATATAGAATTTGTTTCTTCTTTTAATAAATTAAAAGACTTTACAAAGGCGGGTGAATCATCCGATTATAAGCAACATAAAAAGGATAGTATTGTTATTTGTCAACGTTTTTTAGATAACAATGAGAACCTGGTAAAATGGAAAGAATCCGTTTATTTTGGAGTATTTTGTGCAGGTTCACTTCGTGAACCAGAACAAAATCACCATTCAACACAAGGTTTTGCTTCGCAAAACCTGGGTTGCAATCTTTCATCAATCAAACGCGATGATTTGGCCGATTGTTTTTTACAAGGAATTTGGTATATGAAAAACAAGAAAAATATTGTGTATAATGAGAACCTCCAAATAACATCCGTATAATGATTCGTATAATATGAATTTAAAAATTATATCATAAACATAACTAATGGAATCGATAGATATTGGACTGAACGATTTAGAACCCATCAACCTTAATTTTAGTGATAATGCGTCGTCATCATCATCGGTCAATTTTGGGCCTGGTGTGGAACTCCTCATGAACAATTCAAAACGCAATTCTAGCAACAATGTTATTATTGATTTGGGAGAACTGGACAATTTAGAGAAGGAATTAAACGAATTATCGGGTAATTCTAGTCAATCGACCACCACAAAAAATCTGAGTAATTTGTCAGGGTTTGCCTCGAACTTGTTCGGATTTGATACACCGGCACAACCCACCAACGAACCCACTTATGACAAAAACGATTCCAATTTAGGACAAGCAACGAAAGAAAGTATCGGAAATACCAAAACCTGGGATGGGTTCTCCAAAATGAACGATATTCCCGCGACGGACATGCCGTCGGCGAAAATGACCGACCGCGAGAAGCGCCGCAAGAAGAAGATGATGATAAAAAAATTAGAAGAATGGTATGAGAAAGGTCTTATAAAAAACATATCACATTTCAACAATGATTCTGTATATGAAGAAGTCGAAGACGAGTATGAGAGTGCACTCGAAGACAAACGTAAAAAAGACAGCACCAAATTGATGGGGTGGTGGTTTATGACTTTTGTCAATTCCGTCGAGTATGCCAACGCGGCATTCAATCCGTTTGACATCAATTTGGACGGCTGGGGTGAGCAAATATCCGAGGATATTGACAGTTATGACGAGATTTTTTCGGAATTACACGAGAAATACAAAGGTGGAAAATTGTCCCCCGAACTTTCATTGCTTCTTCGACTTGGATTTAGTGCCGCCGTCGTCAATTTCACCAACAAAGCCTTGTCTACGGCCACCCCCGGTTTCAATGATGTGATTCGTCAGAGTCCTGAATTGATGCGTATGTTTACCAATGCAACCGTGAGCAGTATGAGCCAACAATCCCCCGGATTTGCATTTGCTAGCAATTTGATGAACAACCCCGACCAAATCAACAATTCTTTTGGACCACCCCCAGCACCCGTCGAAACCAAGAATCAGGCGCCACCGGCGCGCCCTGGAAACATGCAATACACTCCCGCACCGAATAATTCGAGAACCAATGTGAATCCTCGGCAAGACATCAATGCAGCACGTGGGAGCATGTTCAGAGAACAAGGGGTCGAATTAAATAACAATTTTGTGGATATTAACCAACAGGAGCGTTCGGCGCGCACTAGCACACCACAGGGGTCTAGCTTCTCGCAGACTCCTCAAGTATCAAACTTTGTGCCGAATTCCAATCCTCAACCATCTACCAATACCAACAATAACGCATTTTTCGGTCAAAACTCAAGCACAACGATAATGAATAACACGGATAATAATATGAATAATATCAATCGTCCAGAAATGCGTGGTCCACAAAATTCCGACATTGACAATATTTTATCAGGATTGAAACCCAAGACCGTTGCAATGCCTACGCATTCGTTGTCGGATTCCCGTAGGGAATCCTTGACAACGAATCTAGGTTTTGCTTTGCGAGCAGAGCCTGCGGCTCTGCAAAACCTTCAACAAATGCCTATAATGGAAGACGACTCCATGATTTCCATTAGTTCTTTGAAAGATTTGCAGAATACTAACATGCCCAAACGCGGGGGTCGTCGCAAGAACCGCTCGGACAAAAACACGGTGTCGCTTGATTTATAATAATATTTTTATTGGAATAAATATTATTATTATTATTACTTATGGTCAGGGTTCGAAGAACCCAACTACGAACTTCAACCGTAGGCTCCGAAAACACTTCTGTGCATAATGAGAGTGGATTCGCGCAACTACGTAGTACGCGCGAATCAAGTTTCTCCATGCCCAGAATAGAGGTCAATGGTTACCTACGGTCACCTGAGAAGTTTGGAATGAAAATAATCTTGTTATGAATAAAAACATTCCACAATAGACAACCGTGCCAAAATTGATACCATAGGCTAACCCATTTTTAATTATCGATTTACTTCTGTAAATATCATACATATTATTTACATAACGTTCAAAGACTGTTTCATCGTATATGTTCGTCTCTTTTGATAAGCTATTATGATAACTGTGACCCGGGATTTGAGAATGTATAAACATGTATCGCATAAAATTATTGTATTTAACGTGTAAATTTTTGTAAAAATGAACTACAAACACGGGCAAATAGGTGGGATAAACGATATAATGCAATTTTAATAAAATGCGTGAACCGTCGTCTTTGATAGATAGGTTTTGACATATGGAATGAACATCGCGATTGTAATCAAATGCTAAAAATTCATTTTTTTGTAAGAAATATTTTTCACCGGTAATAGGAAATGATGTATAAATAGATGAATTTGCATTGATACAAGCAATACATCTGTATACTTTGCAAAATGGCAAGAAGAAAAAAGGTCCATCCAAATGGTCAGTTTCAAACACTTTGTCTGAACCTCCCGCCCCAATAGAAGAAATATACAATTCATTCATCTCGCTAATAGGTAATATTTCAACCTTCATATTATTATTTTTATTGTTATTATTGAGCAATATTTGGTATTTGATGGTGCCTTCCTTTATTATATTTATGGAATCAATCAAATGGCTCGGTAAATTACTTTCGAATTCATGAAACGTGTTGGATAAGCGTTGATTATTTTCGTTGATAAACAAATGAATCATGTCCAATGCCTCTGTTTCATTTTTATTAAAAATAATACCTTTGATAACCATAATAAACCTTATGTAATTACTAGATATTATTTCTAAATTTTTTTGATATATTGTTTCGACATTCGACACCGGATTTTCTGGAGTATTTTGTGCAGGTTCACGAAGTGAACCGGAACAAAATCACCATTCAACACAAGGTTTTGCTTAGCAAAACCGGTGTTGCAATAGCTTCGCTAAGAAAATCCTAGTTGTCGAATCTAGAAAACGTATCGAATCACGTAGTATGGGAGCCTACGGCTCCCAACCTGACACCCCGTAGGGGTGTCTTGGTGATTCTTTGCGTTTTACTACAAAATGTTGTTATTGAATTTAATATTATATTATTTTTATATTCATCGTAATTTGTGCCTGACCATAGCCGTTTTAAGAAAAATTTATCGTTAATAATATGTGGGTTCTCTAGTTTAAAATAATATGCTTCTACTTCTGCCGAAATTCTTATGTTCATAAAATCGACGGCATTATACCAAAGTTCGTTTACGTCATTTTCTGATAAAATTGTGAATCGATTATCAATAAACCGCATATAACTGGATTTTGAAAACGTTACACTTTTTTTTCTTTTTTTATCTACTGATGACTCCTCGTTCGCTACATTATCTGGAATTTTAGTAAGAGATTGTTTTCTTACGGATGAACGTAATGACCTTTCTATTTTACCGTTGAAAATAACATATCCAGGGATATTTTTATTGTTTTTTTCTGGAATGAAAAGCGGATTGCAACTCAGGTTTTGCGGAGCAAAACCTTGTGTTGAATGGTGATTTTGTTCCGACCCAGAACATAAATTCATTGTATCATAATTATATTTTTTTAATTCGCATGCCATCTACTTCTATATTTTATTGAGAAAAATAAAAAGTCTAAATATGTCGTAATAAACTTTATGAACTAAATAACATAAAAATATTCTTTATTATATTGATAATGTTATTTGTCATTAGTTACGCGGATATTTTTTTAACTCTTTTTTATATGTATTTTTCTGATTGTTTTATTTATTTTATACCAAAACTTGATTCGATTAAAACTTTTTCAATCAATCTTGCCATAATATCGGTTAAGAAATATACAGAATATTCATTGATTGCACAAAAAATATATGCATCCAGTCCGATGATTCAAAAAACCGTTACAATTATATATAGTATCTATTTGTTATGCCATAAAACCATTTATAATTATAAAATAGAGCCAAATACCACAATCGTCGGTAAAAAAATCAACGTATGGATAAATACCATCTTATATTTGGACGATTACCATAATTTCGAAGAATCATATGATTTTTTAAGCATAGAAGGTTTTGCAGAGCCTGCGGCTCTGCTCGCAAAGCAAAACCTAGATTCGTTGTCTAGGATTCCCTTTGCGAAGCTTGGGAATCCGACAACGAATGAAAACGAAAGCATTCAACCGTGTTTGTTGATGTATAATGACATAGTTGATAAAAATAAACATATCGATTATACAAATTATTTGATGTTAATGAAATTTTACGACACCTACTTAGCGCATATCAATCTCTATCATGAGAACATCAACATGATATCGTTCATACCATCTACCGTATCATTTCTCACTATACAATATACACATCCACGTCAACCACAACCAGTATCAATTGTTCTCCCCAAGGGCATGTATACCGTAGGTAACGAACTGTTTTCGCCCATTTTTGTTCTACGATGTTTGAAATATCAGACCCAATCGTATTATTTTGATATGAATTATAGTTTAAAAATTATTGATAATAACATTGAAATTGTCAAATTGACCAGCAAGCAATATGTCAAAATTGAAGAAAAATCATATAAAATAATACATTTTTAAAAATAAACATAAAGATAAATATATGTATATTGTACGGGTGTATTGTAATAATGGATACTATCCCAAACTCTTCCGAACTTCGTTCATCAGAGTTAGGAGGTTTTCCTCCACCTTCTCCATGCTTTACTACGGTAAACACTCCACAACGAGCATTAATTGGTAAATGGGATTTATATTACCATTTACCACATGATAAGAATTGGGATTTATCCAGTTACAAGAAAATAATGGCCAATATTGATAATGTAGAAAAAGTGATTGCAATCAATGAAAGTTTACCCGAGAACATAGTGAAA